CGTTCGCCGACGAACTGTTAGAATTACAGGACCAACAAGGGTGTTGCACTTCTAAATAGACATCGGGTACTGCTGCAAGGTTTTCCCGGGCGTTTCGCGAACGTTGTGCACTATTGGTCGCATTACGCGGATGTGTGGCATTACGTTCATCAAGCCGTCCACATCGTGGACGAACAACCGTCCACGCTACGAACGCAACCTCCAACAGTAGCTCCCTCTGATGGGCCGAGCCGTGAAGGAGAAGCAAAGGAGCTCCCCGTCGAGGGGAGCTGTCGTCGTAGGCGACTGAGGGGAGATCGTAGGCTCAGCCCTGAATCACCCCATACCCGTCATGCACAAACGGCTTGAAATCATCCTGGCGCGGCCCGCCCGGCTCATGCCGAATCGAACGATCAGTACCGAGCTTCTTCTCAGCCCTGAGCTGCGGCACCTCGGTCAGGTCATACGGCGTGGTCTGGTACACCCAGTTGAGCCAGTTGCGCCACAGCAGATTGGCGTGGGCGCGCCAGGCGAACAACGGTTCCAGCTTCGGATCGTCATGCGGGAAGTAGTTCTTCGGGAAGGGCACGTTGGTCATGCCCTTGGCCATATCGCGCTCGTATTCTTCGGCGAGCGTGTACTTGCCGTACTCCCAATGGCCGAGCGCGAACACTTCGGAGAAGTCACGCGTGGCGATCAGGCCCGGGCCGGACTGCGGCCCCCAAGTCAAGATCTGAAGGTCATGGTTGGCACGTACCTCGTTTTCGTTCACGCCGGCGAGGCGGGAGTGCGGCTGCAGATCAATCTCGTCGAAGCCATTGGTCAAGAAGCAGTATTCGTCCTGCAGGTACTGCGGGAATACGCCGAAAATCTTCTCGGGGTAATCCACCTTGTGGATGCCGTAGCGGTAGTACAGTGCGCCCATCGCACCCCAGCACAGGTACATGGTGGAGAACACATGGGTGGAGGCCCAGTCGAGAATCGTCTTGAACTCGTCCCAGTAGTCCACATCTTCGAACGGCATATGCTCTACAGGCGCGCCGGTGACCACAAAACCGTCGTAATAGTTGTCTTTGAACGCATCGAGGTTTTCGTAGAACTTGACGAGATGATCGGCGGAAACGTGCGTGGCCTCATGCGTGGAGGTCTTCATGAAGTCGATTTCGACCTGCAGCGGCGACTTGGAAATCAGACGCAGCAGCTGTGTTTCAGTCTCGATTTTCTTAGGCATCAAGTTCAGGATCACCAGTTTGAGCGGGCGGACGCGCTGACGCTCCGCCTCGGGCTTCTCCAGAGCGAAGATGCGCTCCGAATCGAGGATATCTCTGGCCGGCAGGCCACTGGGGATCTTGATAGGCATGTTCCTATTATGTCAATATTCGGGATAACGGTTCAGGGCATTCCTATAACGGCCATTTATGGCGCGTTATTACCCCGACTCCGACTCCGCCCCAAACCCCTCGCTGCGTGAGCCAATTCACGTTTTAAAACCGCGGGAAGATGACGCGACACGCCGATGTTGACTTTCTGGAATCTGCACCTATTGTAGATAGAGCTGTCTGAGAGACAAGCCGACGCGGGGTGGAGCAGCTCGGTAGCTCGCTGGGCTCATAACCCAGAGGTCCATGGTTCAAATCCATGCCCCGCTACCAACGCCTCAGGTTTCACATTGAAGAAACCTGAGGCTTTTTCTATATCTACGAGGTTCCACAAGGTCTTACCGACGAACTTCTGAGACAAGCTGGCGGGCGTTATTCCCATAGCAGCCGCTAAGTCCTTTTGCGCGCAGCCGCGCAGCGCGATAGCCACGCGCATGTTCCGCGTCACTATCTCTTGGAGACTTTCACTTTGCCTCGATTCCGCTGTAGGTCGAGGGCTAATAATTGTTTGTGTCATGCAATTAGATTAGCGTCAGCCTAATTCAATTGTCCACTGCGACACGCCGGATTGCTCAGCTTAACTTCTCATGCTATAAATCAAGGCATGTCGAAATCTAATAAAGCTGAGCTTAATTCCGCCACGCTGAGCATAAAGACGTTGCTTACATGGCGCGGAATTTTGCAGAAGGACGCGGCTAAAGCCTTGGGTATCACGCCGCCGTCCTTCTCGAAAAAGCTCAATGGTGATACCCGCTTTACAGCGGACGAAGTAGTTGCGCTATCCAAAATGCTGAACGTCAGCACTGATGTTCTTCTTGGCCGCAAGCCGTTAGAGGTGAAGTGACATGCCTGTTTTCACCAAGGAGTCGCACAACCATTTCGACGTTGACCATTTCGAGGTTGACAACTCGTTTGGCTTCAGAATCACCGTTGACGGCGATTACTTCGCTTTCGCGGGCATGAGTCTGGGCGACCTCGTGACCATCAACCAGCACATTGCCGAGGCAATCAGGAAGGGGCGTAGAAGTGCGCTATGAGGTCTCACAGGAACCCAAGGACGTGGAGCCGGGCGATATCGCGGTTATGCGTCTCGTGACCACGAAGGGTGCCGTGAAATGGACGTGCGGCACCGTGCGCTGCTTCACGGACGATGACGAAGACCCGGCAATCGTTCTGACCACGGGCAAGATTCCCGAATATGACGGTTACGAACTGGTGTGCCGTATCAGGCCGATACCGGACGTGGTGCAAATGACTCTCAATGATGACGGCGAGGTGATGGCATGGCCACAAGGGAAAAGATTCTGTTGGTTCCGTTGTGCGCGGCGCTGCTTGTGGTGGCGCTTTCGTGGCGGTTGTGGCTTATCGCTCTTGGCTTCGCGGTGGCGGCTGCCGCCGTCGTATGGCTCGAAACCGAGGAAGGGGCCGATTGTGAGAGGGATTAGAACCGTTCTTGCGGCACCGTTCGCGGTGCTGGCGTTCGCGCTTGTGACCGTTGCCATGTTCAGTGCCCGAGCCGCCATGTGGATTAGCGCCGGTTACAGGGGCGCGGTGAAAGTAGAGGCCGAACTATGAGCATGTTCCAGACACCTACGCGCGTGTGGGCGAACGCTCACCCCGAGTATCCGGGATTGTTTGAGATTCATTCTGACAGCGGAGATATTGCGTTGAATCAGGTGGCGACCCGACAGACTCTTGAGGCGCTACGCGCGTCCATCAACGACGCTTTGGCTCAGGACGATTTGCGCCGCCGAAGACGACGGTAGGCGTGCCGATAACTGAATGTGCCGTAATCGGGGGCGACTCTAGGTGACCCGTAGCACGGTGAAAGTACCCTAGCGCGGCTTGCTCACCGCGTTACAAACACACGCCCTGTGGGGGCGTGGTTAAGACGGCGCGGGGACGCCATGCGGGTTACTGAACGACTTGGGGCGCATTGTCAGGGCGCAACAGGGTGCAGCACCGTCATACGTGGCGGGCCTCTTGTCGTGACCTTGCGCGCGGCTTCGGCCGCTGACCTCAAAGCGATATACGCGGCTCCGTTACGAAGCAATTTGGGCGAACCTCACTGGAAACGACGGCGAAGCCTTGCGCTTCAACGCTTGTTTCCGGCTTAGGTTCCCCCGCTCAACCGCTCACCACCCGAAGGTCACATGAAATGAAAACCCGGTTAATCACGATTCACAAGAACATCAACCAAGCACTTACGACGAAACGAGGCAACAAGATGGGTTATGCAGTCTCTTACAAACGTTCCGGCCGTCCGATTTCCCGGCGTGCCAAGCGTCAGTCACCGGCGAATAAGGCCCAGCGGACGAAGGACATGAAGAACGCTATCAGGTGGAACGTCGCCCAGTTGGAGCATGACACCACGGGCACCGACTCGATTGAGCGTGGCATGGTGTGCAAGCTGCTGCATCTCGGCAAGATTGCGCCGACCGCTGACCCGACCGGAGACCATGTGTTGCAGCAGCTTATCAGTGAAGGCTACGTGCAGCGGCCTCGCAAGCGCGCCGGTGTTCAGGTGTTCGACCGCGCCGACCTGTTGACCTCGCTCAAGGCTTACGCGGGGGTGTGCTGAATGAACCCGCGCGCGAAACTCACGACCGCTCAGGCCGCACGGTACTTGCATCGTTCACAAAGGCAGATGGAGCGCATGAGGGCGGACAACACCGGCCCCGTCTGGTTCAAGGCCGGTGACGCTATCAATTCGCCGTGCCTGTACGAGGTTGCCGACCTTGACCGGTGGGTGATGGAGCAGAAGGGCAAGGCGTGACAATGGCGACAAGGGGATTGAAGCGCCAGCGTGGAACGATACCGCGCCGCGTGCGCGAAGAGGTCATAGAGACATGGGGCAATGACTGTTGGCTGGAATTGCCGGTATGCACGCACCACGGCGAGGAAGACGACCATATCATACCGTTCAAGGCCGGTGGCCGTGGCACGGTGGCGAACATACGGCGCGCGTGCAAGGCGTGCAACATCAGCCGAAGCAACCGTGTGCTATCCGGTTACGGCGCGACTATCCACGCGGTTATCGGCCCGCCGTGCGCCGGTAAGAGTTCCTATGTGGCGCAACACGCGGCGAGTGACGCGCTGGTGCTGGACTTCGACCAGTTGGCTTCGGCGCTTACCCTTGGCGGTGACGTGAAGGCCAAGCCCACGGCCCCGTTGATTCAGGCGGGCCAAGGCGCATGGCAAGGCGCGTACAACAAGCTGGTGCGCATGAACGCGCCTGTTGACGTGTGGCTTATCAAATCGATACCGGCCAGCCACGCTCACCCTCGATTGCTTGAGGAATGGTTGGCGCTCGACTATGACATTCACGTTGTTGACCCCGGCGCTGCCGTGGTGTTCGACCGGTTGGAGACGCAGCAGCGCAACGAGGGCGCTAGGCAGACGGCGCGGCAATGGTATTCGCTGCATCTCTCGCAGCAGCTCGTGGACGTGAGACAGGCCGCGCGGCGTGCGAAGCTCGTTGCCCTTGGCCTTCGTTCGGGTTCAACGTCTGTTGCTTCACGGCCCGAGTGGTGAGGCTCGTTTTTTAAACGGACGGCCTTGGAAATCACCCCTCGACAAGTTTTTTTCACCCCCAACCAAAAATAAAAAAAGCCTGAAAACGGCGGAATTGCAACGAAAAGAGGCGAACAATGGCAATTCAGGGAACCTTTGAGGGATTCTCGGAAATCGGCAATCGTCAGGGCTTCATGGAGACGCGCACACGCGCCAACCTCAAGACGTTCTTCGATGGAAAGACCGTCACCGAGGCCGCTGACACCTACGCGGCGCTGATGACCGCGATAGCGCACAACATCGATAGCTATCTGACGTTGGGCAAGAACATTTCGACGCTGGCAGACAGCTATAACAACGCTTTCGACCATTTGCGCGAACTGTACCCCGAGGCCCCCGAGCTTGACGAGAATCTGGCCGCGCTGCTGACCGAGGCGAAGGCGTGACCGTGCCAATGCGCGGCGGCACCGCGCGGAACTTGGAACGCCGGACTGACGGCGCTATAGTGGCCCGCTTTGCCGAACTGCTGGGCACGCCCTTGCTGCCGTGGCAACGGCTCGTGGCCG